TTTGTGCAATTCCAACAACTGTAGATCCAATACCAGTCGTTAGACCTTTAGTTGGATGTACATTAAATGTAGATGTTGCTGATAATCTATAAGTATCTCCACCAACAGTTACTAATTCTCCTTGATAATATGTTCTTGCAGCCTCATAAGTTGTCAAACCAACTGCATTAATACCTTCAGATAATAGTTCCCACTCAGTTAATAGTTTTAGAGATGGTTGTTGTCCTTGAGTGGTAGTTGTAATTGCAACATATGAATTTCCAGAAAATATAACAACATCACCAGTTTCATATGAAGTTCCAGCATCCCAACTACCTTCTCCAGTAAATCCTGAGACATAAGATACAACGTTTGGATTTGCTGGACCAGTAGTTCCAATTCCAGCAAACACCAACCCCGCAGTTGTTCCAATACCAGCAGTTACACGGTATTGTGTGTTACCAAAAAGAACAACGTCGTTCTTTTTATAGAACGTTCCGCCACTATATAAACCTACATTTCTGATTCCCTCAACATGTAAGGACCAGTATGATTCGTCAGTAGCATACCAATTAACTTCACTTGCCGTTGAAGTATGATTGGTAGTACAGACGTAGGTATTAGCACCAAATTTTACGATATCATCAATGACGTAAGCGGTGCTAGGAGCCCAATTGCTTCTCCAATTGAATTTTAGTCTTCCTAATCTAAAATCAGCCATCGTTTTTAAATTCCTTTTTTACTTAGGTCCTTGAGTTGCATGATCATAACTGCCATTAATTCTGGCAACTAAATATCCATCATCATCAATAAAATAGTTTAGATTTCTAAAATCAAACCTATACTGTTGGTATTTATCATGCGGATGATTCTTATAAGATTTCTCTTCTGTAGTTTCATCAACATAATCAACACCATCTAGGAACCCTGGATATTGAGTTCCATCTGTTCTATGAAAATCTCCAATTTCTGTGCTTCCCGCACCAACCTTAGTATAACGTAACATACCGTCCTCATCTCTACGAAGAGCATGGACAATAAAATCATTTGATTGTGCCACCGATTTGGTGGAATTATCCATTCTGCTTAGATTCATGTGAACAGTCTCCAGTAAGTTCCTTCCCAAATTAACTCAACATACGCACCAGCCAAATCACAGTTTAAAAATGTATCAATGAACCCAGTGCCGTCCTTAATTAAGTCACTGCCTTGAGCATTTACTGTAAGATTATTTAGATTCCAAGTGTATTTGGAGTCTGCTATATGAATAGTATCTCCAACAAATCGGAGAGTGGGTAAGTATACCGAAAAAGGACCGCTTGATGTATCAGAAAAATATTTAATATTTGTTCTTAATGTATCTCCATTATTACTAGAATTAAGAGTTGTTAATCTAGATTTTTGGATTTCAGTGCCAGATAACGTAAGTCCATCATGAACTCTAATTGTACCTTTATCAGTATCGAATGTGACTTCAGCTAATGCACCAGTAAATGACGAATGTTCAAGCTCTGTCCCTTTACGTAATTGTACCCGTTTGGTATTAGACATTAAAGAGATGTTAATAATGCACTTATCTTTATTTATCAGTTTAAATAACTACGATTCTAGTAGGTTGTGGTCTTTCAAATTCAACGTATCTTGACTTAGTATTTGCTGGCAGAATATCAATGAGACCTTCAGCAATATGAGGTGCAGGAGTAAAGGATTCTGCCTTAGTTCCACTAAACTTAACAACTGGTCCTTGTGGGAATGTTCTGAGGCGGAAGACAGTAATACCTCTGGAAATATCTCCTGGAATTCCTGGGTTGCTGAGACCAACTCTGATTTGTCCAACACCAACATTGGAACCAATAAATCTGACAATTGGGGTTCCAGTAACCGTGAAGAGAGTATACTTGACTTCTGTATTTGATTTGCTTTCGGATGCACCAACAAATCCAAAGATACTGCCAGATCCAGTTTGTGGAACAGTGATAGAATCTTTGCCTGTTCCGCGAACAGTAAATAGGTTCTGAAGATTTGGTGGAATAACAACTCTGGATTCTGTTGTGCTTGAGAATCCAAAGAGTCCACCAGAACCAAGATGTGCGAATGTAGATCTCTCGACCAGAGACCCATTGATATCCAGACCAGGAGTTCCAGATCCAACTTCCGAATTTGTTTCTCTTTCTTGTAATTTACCAGTAATTTTGAAGAGAAGTGTTTCGTCTGGTGGATTAACAACTCTAGATTCTGTTGTGCTAGAGAATCCAAAGAGAGATCCTGTTCCAACATGAGGAGCAGGGGATACTCTTTCAGAAAGTTTTCCAGAGAATTTAAATAGAGTTGTGAATGTCTCAGATACAACTTTTGTCTCGGTAAAGGAGACATATGTAAATAGTGATCCTCTTCCAACTTCACTATTAACATCCTTCTCTTTAGCATTACCAGTGAATGTGAATAGAGTTGTTTTATCTGGTGGATTAACAACTCTAGATTCTGTTGCACTAGAGAATCCAAAGAGAGATCCACTACCAGTATAATTACCTTTGGTAAGAGACTCTGTTGCATTACCATGAATTTCAACTGGTTGTAATCCAACAGGATTTCCACTAAGACTAAATCTAACAAGATTCCCATTATCACCATAGAATCTTGCCTGTACAAACTTCTCTTCAGAGAATGTAAGCAATGGAGTGTCAACTCCACCAACGACATTAAATAGAGTGAAGTTGTCTGGTGGATTTGAACCAACTGCCTCTGCTGCACCAACATAACCAAATAGTGATCCAGACCCAGCAGGAATCCATGGAGTAAATGATTCTGGTGAAATTCTGACACCAGAAGACCGAATGAATATTTCTCCAGATCCCAAATGTTTTGGAAGAACATATACTGAAGCATTGCCAAGAATTCTAAGTTGAGATTCATTGGTTGTTTGCCAAGCAAATCTTGCTTTAATATTAGTAGCAGAACCAGAGAAATTAAATAGAACCTTTTTACTGGATTCAGATACTGCCTTTGTTTCGGTAAAGGAGACGTAACTGAAGAGTGAACCAGATCCAATTTCAGTAGTTGGAGTTGTGGATTCAAATCCTCTACCAGAAATATTAATCGTACCTTCAGCAATAAAGATACGGGTACGTGATGGGTCAGTCTCGGAGAACTTAAAGAGAGAACCAGAACCATTCCAAGCAGCAGTAAACTTAAGATCAGATACTTGTTCGTTAATTCCACTAAGAACAAGTCCACCACTAATATTAAATAGAGGATCTACTTTACCTGGAGTAAATGCAGTTGTCTCGGTAAAGGAGACATAACTGAAGAGTGAACCAGTTCCAATCTCAGTTGCAGGAGTTGTAGACTCTGCTGCATTTCCAGCAAACCTGAATATACCAACTGATTCTGATTCAACACCAATAGATTCTGCTGCTCCAGTGAATCCAAATATACGTCCACTACCAACATACACATTGGTACGAGATTCATCAACACCATTATGGAACTTAAATTTACCTTGAGGTTCAAGGCAATCATCTGGGTAGAGATTACCATAATCTTCATGGTTGTATTGATAGTATTCACCAATTGCACCATAATCTATTAAATCATAAGATATATCAGAAATGAATCCATAATCATCACCATCACATGCACCAAATCCAGAGTCTTCATTATAAGAGAAAGTAATTGATTCTCCAGCACCATCAAATCCAAATAGTGTGCCACTTCCAACTTCAACAAATGTAGATTTCTCTTCTAACTTACCTGTAATATTAAAGAGTTCGCCAAATCCATCTCTAACAAGTCTTGTCTCAGTTGTGCTTGAATAACCAAAGAGAGTTCCAGATGCATCATAGTTACCCTTACCAAATTTCTCAACAAGTTCACCTGCAAAGGAGAAGATACGTTGTTGAGAATAATCAATTGGTGGTTGAACAAGAGTTGTCTCTGTTGAAGCATCAAATCCAAATAGAGATCCTGTTCCAACTTCAGAATTGGTTCTACTATCAGTTGTCGAGGATGTGATATTAATAAGATCACCTTTGGAGGTGAACTTAGGAAGAACATAAATCTTGGCACTACCACGAAGCAGAAGATGAGTTTCTTCAAGATTACCAATAAAGGTTCTGGATCTTGGGGTGCTAGTAAAGCTATAGAATCTTGCAAGACCAAATGGTGTTCTAGTCTCTCTAGGATCAAGAATACCAAAATCTTCAACTTCCCATGGGAATTCTAAATCTTGATTACCAATGAATCCATAATCTTCAGATAGGGTTACAGTATCTGTAATGTAACCATAGTCAATTCCTTCAACATTAACAATTGAAGATTCATTATAAGCATATGCCCTTCTATTAATTTCAACGTTGCGGAAGGTGAATACTCTATCAACTTGATTAAAGATGACGGTGTAAACTGCACCACCTCTAACCAAAATATCATTTTCACTAACTCCAACTTCACTACGACCAGCTTTAAATGTTGTGGTACTATTAATACTAAAGAGTTTGGCAGTTGCAGATTCACTAACAATTGAAGTTTCTGTAGCACTACTTAATCCAAATAGAGATCCTCCACGGAATCTTGGTGGATAGAAGTCCCATCCACCATCCGCCTTATAGTGCATCCTGATTTGGACACGAGGCGTACCTTCAAGACTAATTTTACCAACACCATTAATTTTTGGTGTTGAATAATCTTTTGCAGTTCCGAGCAGTCTTGGTTGTTTGTTACCAACCGATCCTTCATAATTTGCGAATATAAATTTCTCTTCTGCACTACCAGCAAATCTAGATCTACCATAGACTTTGGTGGTAGTATTCTCTGTAATAAGGCCCCAATCCTCAATATTGGAGTAATCCCATACAGGAATATCCTGAAGATCTGTAATTAAACCATAATCTTCACTTCTAAGAACTGGCTCTGTAAGGAATCCCCAATCATCAGAACCAAAGTCTATATCATCACTTTGATCGTATTGGTAAGTTCTCTTCTCCTCTGCCTCACCAATAAAGTTAAATACTCTATCTTGTGGATTAAATATAACTTGCTCTACACCTTCTCCAGATATTTTTAAATGGAGGGTAGATGCTGGTGGTGTTGCGGATACAACATCTATTCCCTCCGATTCAACTGTAGATAGATTTCCTCTACCCAACCAGGAAGAGGAAATCTTATTATATGCTTCCCCCTGGAAGTCAAAGACCCTATTAATTGGACTGAAGAATACTGTTGTTATTGCTCTTCCATACAATGCAAATTCAACACCGCCAACACTTATCCTTGTGGTGCTATCATTTGCTGCTAAGTGAATACCAAATTTACCCATTGGTACTCTTGCAGTATCCAATGTAATAGTTCCAAAGTCTTGAATTTGATAGTATTGTTCAATAGTAGCAGTAATTTCTCCGTAATCTTCTGCTTCTATTACAGCATCAACAATACTACCATAATCAAGTTCTTCATAATTAACAATAGAAAATTGGCTATACGAGTACACCGCCCTCTGGGAACTCAGTTTATTCCCTAAAGAGCGCAGGCTTCCTATTCCCTCGTATTGGAATAATGCCATACTCTTACTTTTATTTTATTTATTGTGAAGACTGTATAACAATTCTTATCTCTTAAAAAAATAGGAGGGATCGCCAAAAGCAACCCCCCCATAATAAAGTATAGACCTTGAATAAATCAGTCGAGGCTGACGTTCAGAGTAACTTTGATTTGGTCACCATTGTTCTGAATGTTGTAAGGACCATTTGTAAATCTCTCAGCAAAGAAGATGCTGCTGTAGAGAGTTGCACTTCCAATACCAGTCAGAGCAGGTACAGTGCTGAATGTGCTTGTGCTTGGTACTTGGTGAATGGTATAGGTTCCAGAAGTTGTGGTGGTGTTAGCAGCACCAGCAGCAATGTAAACAATATCACCTTCTACCAATCCATGGGTAGTTCCAGCAGTGCTAACTTGAGCATAGTTGAAGTATACTGTGTTACCAGTTGCAGACTGAATGTTGTTTAACAGAGTGCTGCTTAGATATACAATTCCAGTTCTCTCATCAATACCAGTAATAGTTGTACCTGCAGGGATAGCAGCAGTCTCACCAGCAAGGTTGCCGTGAGTAACACCCATACCTACACAGATATTTTCTGTGATTTCTTGGAAGAATGTAGCAACACCAGATACTGCACCAGTATTCTTTCTATCAAGAACGATTGTGGTGGTATTCATAATACCAACAACTCTTGCTCCATCAGCAATGTTAGTACCAATTACTCTTTGTCTGGTATTAATGCCGACATTGCTAGATACAGTTAGAGTAAATTCCGAACCAACACCAGATACAGTTGGAGTGTAGCTAAATGGGAACAAAGTTACATAAGTCTGTCCAATAGTACCACTAGTCTGAGACTTAGCAATAGTAGTTGCAGTACTAACATTAACTGCATGAAGAACACCATTCAGGGAGATTGGAAGATTGTTCGATCTTACCAAGTAGTATCCGTAAATATTGTTAGCAGCAGAAGTGAATGTAAATGTCTGCTCAGGATATGATGCAGTGGTTGTACCAACACCAAATGTTAATGATTGGTTAGAGAAGGTAGAGGCGTTCTTAACAGTAAGAACAAGAGTGTTGCCATCAATAGCAGCAACAACTGCATTGGTTCCAACTCCACCACCACTTACATAATGACCAACCGCAATATTGGAAACAGATGCTACGGTAATTGTATATTCGTTAATATTACCACTTCCAGTTGTAGTGGCAATTGCAGATAGAATGGTTCTTACATTCCACTGACTTCCATTTAAAAGAATTCCATACTGTCTGGTATAATCTTCGTCATTTCTTGCGTTGATAACTGGAGGATATCCAGTTGAAGGTGCAGTACCATATCCTACCAGTCCAGTAGAATCATATGGTTCAAAATACTTGGTTTGTGATGGAACGTCAGTCTCAACTGGAACTGTATTTGAAGTGTACAGTTTAAGAATTAAGTTCCTTGGAATATTGCGATTTGAATTAACAAGGTATCTTAGCGACTGAAGTTCACCTGCGTCGGATACTAATAAAGCCATGTGAGCGGACTCCGTTTAATTGACATTTGCTTCCTATCAGTTATTTATACAAAAGTATACTTTTTATTTTAGATGTTTAACCTTAAAAATAAAGAGCATTTTGTAATTCCTGTACATGAAATAACTCTAAAATCAAGTATATCTCCAGCAACAACATCAGTTGCCCATGTTGAAAGAGATTCATCTCTATTTTTTGATTGATTAATCAACCTAGGATATTCACTTCCAACAATTGAGGTTAAATTGTCTGGATATGTATTGTATTGGTCTTTTCTAATGTCTATAACAATAGACCCTGTTTCTTCAGATACTATTGTCCACGACTCAATTCTTCCAGATACATCCAATCCAAGAGATCCTTTTACTCCTGGAGTAATATCAAATGATCCATTATCCAAAACAAAATTAATTGTCCTAGTAAGATCAGCAACTGTTCTAAGAGCAACTCCCCAAAATTCATTAGACCCACCAACATTTGCTGCTGGAGGATTGGTAAAAATTATGGTGCTTCCAGAAACATTATAGTCTATTCCTGGACTTAGAATAGTATCATTTAAAGATATAATTAATTGTTGAGCATTAATTGGGGTATATGATTCACCATTTACAGTTAAATTAAATGTATTTCTTGACCCATTAAATTCTGATGATATATCATCTAGAATAAGATTTGTATACTGAACACTTTTTGAAGGTATCTCAAAATTAACCCCAATCCTGTAATCGGGACTTCCAATACTCGCATCTTGTCCATTATCTAGAGTAATTATATAATCTTCTCTAGCAATACTTATTCCTTGGTCTTCATCTAAAGTAATTGTATAATCAGACATTAGAAACTAACTCCTGGATGAACTAATACCATACCAGCAATTACTTTTGTTTTTGTTCCATTAGAAGATTCAATAAACACATCATATACGTACCTACCTTCTGGAATAGTTGCAGTTATTGCATCTGACATACCAATGGAAATCTTACCCTGTACTCTATCAACAAAGGTAATACTAAAAGAGTAACTTCTAGTAGAGGTATGATGTTTTCTCATTTCACTAGAAGCAGTATAACCCAACAAGTTAAGTGGGGTTAAATCTTTATTCCTTACTGTAAAATTTACATTAAAATCTGCCCCTTGTTCTAGAGTAAGGTTCAAAGGTACTGCTGCCATTTATATTACCTTTAGGGTCTCAATATATTTATCTAGCATACTCATCAAGTTTATCTAATACCTTATTTAAATAATGATGAGCTAACCACTTTGGGTCGTATCCAGATTTATTCATCCATTCCTTATCTAACTCTAATTTTAATTTAAGAATCTCACATTTTATAATGTCTTTAGTTACGTTTCCTCTAGGCATAAGCGTTATTAACTCCCCAATATGCAAATAGTAAAATTAAAGAAAAAATAATAAAAAAAGAAATCCAAGTTGACTGTGTTGGCATAATCAATTCATTGCTGCTCTCTATTTTATACATTAATGTTCTTTACAACATGATTTGTGTTTTGATTTCAAAATTAATGTTATAATTATAGAATATATTTAATTATATCCGATGACGCTATTTGTTAAAGACAACATTAAAGCATTTCATGTCCATATTCCAAGGACTGGTGGGAGATTTATAACTCAAACACTCGTTCACAATAACTATGAAGTCTTGCATTGTAGCGACGATTTACATTTATATGGAATAGAGTGTTTTCATTTACATTATCCATTATATGAATACCTAGAGGATGTTGCAGAATCCATTCAGTTTGCAGTAATAAGAAATCCAATAGATAGGTTTAAATCAGAATTTTCTAATGTTGCTATTAAAAGAGGATATGGTAAAGAAGATTTAGATCAATTAGAAGATTATGATGGGTTTTGTTATTGGATTGAATATGAGCGTATGACTAGTCATTATGCTAAAAATTGGTTTAGACCACAACATGAATTCATTGGTCCAAACACTTTAATATGGAGATTTGAAAATGGTCTAACAAAAAATTTTAGATCTTGGTATTATGAATTAACTAGAGATGTTCTAGAAGATAAAGAATATTCTTATTGGGGAGACGAAGATACAGAATTAAATCCGAAAAGAAAAGAATATTCAATGACAAAAAATATTGTGAAGAATATAGAAGAATATTACAAAAAAGATTTTGAAGTATTTAGTTATTAGTTTTTTTCTTGGGTTCTTTTTTTGATGGTCGATACAATTGGGGCCAAGTGTCTCTAACAATTTCTGCTAGTTTATAAGGGGTTTCTGAACTAATCATTTTATCTAACGTGGTGTCCTCCAAACATGTAACGCATTCCATTTAGGATTTTTGCTCCGAACGATCCGAGATTGCGTGAGTTAAATCTTTCAAATAGGGCAGTAGTAATGACAGGAGCGGGAATCCCCAGATCCACAGCGGCAGAAACAGTCCAACGACCCTCACCGCTGTCGGATACGCCTCCAGAGAACTGTTTAAGGACACCATCCCTGCGTAACACATCAGCAGTAAGGTCAAGTAACCAAGACCCAACCACGCTACCACGACGCCATAACTCAGCAACCTCAGCAACGTCAATATCATAGCAGTAACTTTCTGGATCCGCCATAGGGGCAACCTCTGCATCTCCTTCTCTGACATACTGGGCACCTGCATTAGCGTTCTTGATGATGTTAAATCCTTCTGCGTATGCTTGCATAATACCATACTCAATACCATTATGCACCATCTTTACAAAGTGTCCTGCACCAGGACCACCACAATGCAACCAACCATGTTCTGCAGAGGTTATGTCTGAGTCAAATTGAGTCCTGGGGGCAGCGTCAATTCCTGGGGAGAGGGCATCAAAAATGCGCGAACAAGTGGCGACTGCAATATTTCCACCCCCAACCATAAGACAGTATCCACGATCCAAACCATAAACACCACCGCTAGTGCCACAATCAATATATTGGATACCCAGTTTTGCCAGACGTTCTGCTCTCTTCCGACTGTCTTTAAAATTGCTATTGCCATGATCAATAATAATATCTCCTTCACCACAATATCGTAGTAACTCATTGATTGTCTCCTCTACGGTTTCTGCGGGCACAACCATCTGAAAAATACCAGGTTGTGTTCCACCAGTTTTTGTTTGTTTAACTACTTGAACAAGATTTTGAATAGTAGTTGTAACTCCATTAACAAATCCCTTTTCATAAGCTTCCTGAGCCTTTTCATAATTCCTCCTATAACCCCAAACTTCTATTCCTGCTTTCATCATACGACGGGACATTCCTTCTCCCATTCTACCCAATCCAATTAATCCAACTTTCATTTTTTACTCCTATTTTAATTTGAGTGGATAGTCCCACTTAGTAATCAGTTCTGTTTTTTGCCAAGGTCCCCAAACACCTTCATTATAAAGATATGGCATTGTCATAATCCTACATTGATCTCCAGTGCATAAAAGATCATCAACAATTCTCCAAGATTCTAATACCTCATCAGCATGAACAAAGTGCGATTGATCTTCGTTGATTGCATCATAAAAGAGTTTCACATAACCATCAATTGCTTTCTCTACAGGATAATGATACTGAAGAATTGCGGGTTCTACCATATCATTTAGTCCAGGAGATTTAATATCAATACGCATATCCAGATGAGGATCTGGTTGCAGTCTCATTACAATTCTGTCATTACATTCATGTCCCTCAAACAATTGTTGTGGAGGTGACTTGAACTTAATCACAACTTCAACGCAATTTACAGGCATCTTCTTACCTGTCATAAAGTAAAAAGGAACACCCTTCCATCTCCAGTTATCAATATACAAATCACCCGCAACAAAAGTTGGAGTCTGTGAATCTGGATTTACTCCATCTTCACCTTTGTACCCATCATATTGACCAAGAACTACATTATCACCCAGTCTGGTTGCAGCAAGAACTTTGACTTTCTCTCTGCGAATCTCTTTAGCATCATTCCTACAAGGGGGTTCCATTGCAATTAGTGCAAGCACCTGAAGCATATGGTTTTGAAGCATATCTCTGACGGCACCAGCAGTATCATAATACTGGGCACGACCTTCGCAACCTATTGTTTCAGTTGCAAAGATTTGAACTTCTTCTACAAAGTTCCTGTTCCAAAGTGGCTCCAACAATATATTGCTAAAGCGGGTGGCAAGGATATTATTAACAGTATCTTTACCGAGATAATGGTCAATGCGATATACTTGTTTCTCGCGTAGATATCCAGCCACCACAGATTGTAGATAATTAGCAGATTGAAGATCGGTGCCAAAAGGTTTTTCAATAATGACTCTTGATTTTTCTGCGTCATCTAACTTACCTGCTTCTTTTAGGTTTGTAATAGCATCAGCATATCTTTCTGGTGGAACAGAAAGAAAATAAGTTGTGTCTTCATAAGATTCCAATAATTTAAGGGATTCAGAATCACTCAAATCACAAGGAACATATTCAAGTCTCTTAATAAACTCTTGAGAATAATTTCCCAATACTTCTATCCAACTCTCTTTAGAGTGATTGGTTCTGGAAGCACCAATAATCTTCAATCCCTTTGGTAAAAGATTTTTCTTATGAAGAGAATAAAGTGCTGGTATAAGTTTCCTTTTACAAAGGTCTCCAGTTGCTCCAAATATAACTATTGATTTCATACCATCTCCATTGCTCTTGAGAGTTCAATATAATGATTAATTTCATCGACTGCAATTTCAGCAATCTTTGTATCTTCCTGATGATCCCAGAGATAGTTTAGATATGTCTCTGTGGCGTGAAACTCAATGCCTGCATTCAAGTGATAAGCAGAGACAGGAGCAATAAAATAATAACCCACCAGAATCCAATAATAGATGAGAACCAGGTGATAAGCAATAAAACGATCATACCAACGGTCGGCACCACCACGCCTTTCCATTTCGATGAGGTGTTCGGTTTCATTGAGTGTCTGAGCAAAGTGTTCTTTCATCAAATAGTAGTGTGATAAATCTCTGAGTCCTAATGATTCTTTAAGATGCAGCACACTCACGAAAGCAAAGTATGGTGCTCTGGCAATTGTTTCCAAAACCCAGAACCTTTGTATGGGTAGGTCACGATACAAAAAATCAATGATTGATATTGTGACTAATAGAATTGTATCGTTAAACTTTTTCATCGTTCACACTTTTGAGAACTTCTTCCCAATCTTTTTGGAACAAATCAAGACCTTTTTCAGTCATAATGTTCTTATACATTGCCCAAAATACTACTGGAGGGATTGTAACCACATCTGCACCATTAAGAGCAGATTGTTCTACCTGTCTTACATCACGAAGAGATGCTGCAAGAATTTGTGTAGATGTTCCTGAGTAATCAAATGCCTTACGGATATTTTTGATAAGTTCAATCCCATCAATTGAGTTATCCATCCAACGTCCAACAAATGGTGAGATGAATGTTGCTCCTGCTTTAGATGCAAGGATTGCTTGAGCGACGGAGAATACCAGGGTTACATTAACTTGAATTCCTTTATCAGTCAGAAACTTACAAGTCTTAAGTCCTTCTACGGTACAAGGAACTTTAATTGTAACTGCTGGTGCAATTGTATAAAATTTTTGTGCTTGTGAAAGCATTTCTTCTGAAGTATCTGCAACAACCTCTGCAGAAATACTTTCTAAGTTTTTAAACTCTGTTGCAATCTCTTGAATAACATTCAAAAGTTGTCTTCCACTTTTTAAAATAAGTGACGGATTTGTAGTGACTCCATCCAATAATCCAGTCTCATATGCTGGACTAATCATTGAAACATCTGCAGTATCTAGAAAGATCTTCATAAAAAAGTAAGAACTCATAAGTAATTATACGGAGTTCTTTCTAAGGTGTTAGTTTTTGTTATGAATTAAAGACATAATAAAAAAGACCCCGAAGGGTCTTATAAAATCAAAGAGCATTTCCTCGCGGTAGAACTTCCTCTGGGAACACAAAGTTCTCATGGGGTTGATCTACTGGAGCCATCCACGCTCTAAGTCCCTCATTAAGGAGGATATTCTTCGTATAGAACGTTTCAAACTCTGGGTCCTCTGCCGCTCTAATCTCCTGAGATACAAAGTCGTATGCACGTAGATTGAGAGCAAGACCGATGATGCCAATAGAAGAAGTCCAGAGACCCATAACTGGCACAAAAAGCATAAAGAAGTGCAACCAACGCTTATTACTAAAAGCAATACCGAAGATCTGAGACCAGAATCGGTTCGCAGTAACCATAGAATACGTCTCTTCCTCTTGAGTTGGTTCAAATGCTTTGAAAGTATTCGACTGTTCACTATCTTCATAGAGTGTGTTTTCTACAGTTGCTCCATGAATCGCACAGAGCAGTGCTCCTCCCAGTATACCAGCAACTCCCATCATATGGAAGGGGTTAAGGGTCCAGTTGTGGAAACCTTGTAGGAACAGAAGGAACCTGAAGATTGCAGCAACACCAAATGAAGGTGCAAAGAACCAACTGGATTGTCCCAGTGGATACATCAAGAATACAGAAACAAATACTGCAATAGGACCAGAGAATGCGATTGCGTTATATGGACGGATACCTACCAGACGAGCAATCTCAAACTGACGAAGCATGAATCCAATCAAACTAAAGGCGCCGTGGAGTGCCACAAAAGTCCAGAGTCCCCCAAGTTGGAACCACCTGACGATATCCCCTTGAGCCTCAGGACCCCAAAGTAGAAGAAGAGAATGACCCATAGAATCTGCAGGCGTTGACACAGCCGCTGTAAGGAAATTAGCACCCTCAAGATAACTAGACGCCAACCCGTGGGTGTACCAGCTTGTAACAAACGTCGTGCCAGTAAGCCAACCACCAAGGGCAAGATAAGCAGTGGGAAAAAGTAATAGTCCAGACCAACCCACAAATACAAAGCGATCTCGTTTAAGCCAGTCATCCAGGACATCGAACCATCCTCTTTGTGAAATTGGTTGTGAAAGTGTTGAAGAAGTCATAACCTCCTATGTATTTCTCATATTTATCTTAACATTCCTTAACAAAGAGGTCAATGAGTATTAGTGCTTATCCAATTACAACGAGAGAATCAAATGAGCAATCATATGTTCCTTTACGATTGGTGTCTAAGTATCTAACTTTCATTGCAATTGGAGGAAAATATTCATCATCTTTATCATACATAAAACCTAGAATTTCAAATTCTCTTCCGTGCCGTCTTTGAATTGGATTATTAATCCTACAAATATCACCTACTTTAAAAATAAACATAAATTTCTATCCCCAATAAATTACCCCAAGAGTGAATAAAACAAATACAAGAACTGTGAATACCATCATACCTACACCTGCCCAGATTACCCAATTAGGTACAGGTTCGTGTTGAGTATTATGAGACATAAAAAAAGAGGGTTGTTATACCCTCTTAATTATATCAGTTATTCAGTTTTTATCAACCGATTGCAGGTGCGGTGAGAGCAATAGGAGTGCTTTCAGCAGCAGCAAGGTCAAGTGGGAAGTTGTGAGCATTACGTTCATGCATCACTTCCATACCCAGACCAGCACGGTTCAGAACATCTGCCCAAGTATTGAGCACACGACCTTGACTATCAACGATGGACTGGTTGAAGTTGAAACCGTTGAGGTTGAATGCCATGGTGCTAACACCAAGAGCAGTGAACCAGATGCCAACTACAGGCCATGCAGCGAGGAAGAAGTGCAGCGAACGTGAGTTATTAAAGGAAGCATATTGGAAGATAAGGCGACCAAAGTAACCGTGGGCAGCAACGATGTTATAAGTTTCTTCTTCTTGACCAAACTTGTAACCATAATTCTGGGACTCGTTTTCGGTAGTTTCACGAACCAGCGAGGAAGTAACCAGAGAACCGTGCATAGCACTGAACAGAGAACCACCAAACACACCAGCAACACCAAGCATATGGAAGGGGTGCATCAGGATGTTGTGCTCTGCCTGGAACACAAGCATATAGTTGAACGTACCAGAGATACCCAGAGGCATCGCATCAGAGAAAGAACCTTGACCAAAAGGATAAACCAGGAACACTGCACTCGCAGCAGCGACAGGTGCGCTGTAAGCAACACAGATCCAAGGACGCATACCCAGACGATAAGAGAGTTCCCACTCACGACCCATGTAGGCGTAGATACCAATCAGGAAGTGGAACACAACCAGTTGGAACGGACCACCGTTGTAAAGCCACTCATCTAGGGAAGCAGCTTCCCAGATGGGATAAAAGTGCAGTCCAATAGCATTGGACGAAGGAATGACAGCACCAGAGATGATGTTGTTTCCGTACATGAGTGAACCAGCAACGGGTTCACGGATACCATCAATGTCCACAGGAGGAGCACCGATGAATGCGATGATGAAACAAGTTGTAGCAGCAAGCTGGGTGGGAATCATCAGAACACCGAACCAACCAACATAAAGACGGTTATCGGTTGAAGTAACCCAGTTGCAGAACTGTTCCCAAGTATTCGATTGTTGTTGACGTGAAGCGATTGAAGCAGTCATTTGTTTAAAAAAAGTAGTAAGACCATCAGGGAAATGGTGGTGATACTATGCTCCCCGCACCCTCAGCGGGGATATGAGAGACGTTTTTATACTCCCCATAGGTCTCGGTTAGTGGGAGTTACAAACATTAAAGATTTGTTACGTTCCTTAACGTTTGATGTATTTATATTAACATATCCTCATACTGGTGTCAAGGTCATTTGACGGTTAATTTATTTGGAGACCTTATGGAAAACCGAATACTAATAAAAGAATCTTACTAAATAAATAAAAAGAGATTTCTCAAGAAGGACAGATGTTAAACGCACCTACAAGAGCTAGACTTCTAGCAATTTGCAACGACGTAAAAAATAAAAAAACAGTTTCTGAAATGAATCTCGTATGGGCGCAAAAAAATGCTATCCATGATGAAGAAGCAACAGAACTATTAAAGGCAGCAGGACAATATATTGAAGCTGCCGATCAAGAAGATACTACAGAAGTCTGATAAATTAAAGACATAAAAATAGGGGGCATATGCCCCCCTTTTTTTTATTTCGTATTCAGATATTTAATTACTTCTTCTGGAGTAGAATTTACATAAGGATCGTCTTCTGCATTAGAACGCTGTCCAGGTTCTACAGACATCCATTCAATTACACCATCATTAATTACTGCAGCATAACGCCAAGAACGATTGCCAAATCCAAGATTGTTTTTCGATACAAGCATTCCCATCTCACGAGTAAACTCAGCATTGCCATCAGGAATTAACTTAACCTTTTCAATTCCTTGGTCTTTTGCCCAGGCATTCATTACAAATCCATCATTAACAGAAATGCAATAAATCTCATCAATTCCCTTCTCTCGGATTACATCATAGTTATCTTCAAATCCAGGAAGTTGATAAGCACTGCAGGTAGGAGTAAATGCTCCAGGGAGTGAGAAAATTACAACTCTCTTATTAGAAAAAATTTCAGTAGAAGAACGGGTCACAAATTCTCCATTCTCACGAAATACAAAATTAATAGCAGGAACTTGATTATCCATATAAATTAAAAATCAAAAAATACCAGGAATAATTTGTCCAGTTGTGATGTAAGTGCCAACAGCAATTACAAATCCAAGCATAGCGAGACGAGCATTAAGAATCTCAGCCTCAGGGGTCCATCCAAATTTCATTTTGTTTCTCCTTTGTAAGAATGTTGTTGTTTAAGTTCAGTATTGGGTTGAGAAGGAACTACAGGGTTCCTTGATTTATTTTTAATAACAATGAAAGCATCGTTCTGATATGTTACGGTTCCAAATGGTTTTGCCCATTTTGGATTTGCATCTGGATGAGTTGCAGTTCCTGTAACTGCAACGCCACCAATTTCTACAGAGAGTTCATCGTTGGCATCCCATCCAAGTTTTTCAAGGGCAATTGCAAATTGCCCGAGCATACCACCAGTACCCATAACACTTTCTTCTGGTTCAAGATTTCCAATCACAAGTTCTCTTCCTGCTCAGTCAGAATAACACAGTCACTAGTAGGATAGGCAACACAGGTAAGCACCCAACCATCTGCTAGTTGTTCATCATCAAGGAACGATTGCTCCTCATTATCCACAGTGCCGCTGATTAGTTTACCAGCGCAAGCAGAGCAAGCACCAGCACGGCAAGATGAAGGAAGATCAACTCCTGCCTCTTCAGCAGCTTCTAGAATGTATTGGTCTTCGGCACACTGGATAGTGGTTTCGCCATCAGGGGTTTGAAGTGTAACGCTATAAACGGTCATCAGTAAGTCTCACAAAGTTTTTCTACGGATGCTGCCAGAAGAACGAAAAAGGCAACACTAGTAATTGTAAAGATAGTTGAAGTCATTGTCAATCAATTGTCAGAAGATGCCGAAGAAGAGTTTGCCAGTGCCAACATAAGAAATGAGACCAGCAATAATACCGACCATTGCCCAGCGCCCATTGTACTTCTCCTTTACTTGGTTGGGAGTATCCATCCCATAGTTTTCGTAGTACATAGTGGGTTCTTTTGCCCACATGTTTTGCTGACCACGATCATTAGTTGTTACAGTCATTGTACATTCGTTAAGAATTGTTACACAATTATATAGCAAAAATAAAGGGGTGTCAAGCACCCCCTGTATCATATGATACTTATTTTGTCAGATGATCAGAACCTGAAGGTCGTTTGAATCACACCACCATAGTTAGAAGATGCGTTCTTAAATGCCTGATTGTTAGAGACATAGAAGATTGCAGGAGTTACGCTAATATTATCGCTAACTTTGTAACGATAAAACGCTTCCCACATCAGAGCGTCTTTGGTCAGAGTAGTCGCGTTGCCAGGTTGACCGATGGCAAAACCAGAGGCATTGCCCTTAGCAAACACATCGCTCCACTGAACGCCTGCCATCCAAGTCTGAGAGTTGGTTGCAGCATTAGGAGTTGCAGGACCACTCACATAGTTCCAACCATAAGCGGCAGAGACCGAAGGAATGATGCCAGACTTCTTGGGTTGCCAGTAAGCATTCAGAGCATAACCATTAGAGGTTTGATTAGCGGCAAGAGTACCACCATTACCAGCAACACCGTTAAAGGTACGAATACGAGTGCCTTCAGTACCATTACGATAACCGAATGCAATACCATACTGGGGAGCACGATAACCAATCTGTGCCAGAGTGTTCAGAGCACCAGAGGCATCAAATTCACCTTTGGTAGAATCAGAACCGTTCTGAGCAACATAGTTCAGGTTAGCAACAAAACCTTTCTTACCAGGTTGTGCCCACTGAGCACCGAAACCAGAACCCGTTGCCTTGTTGTAGACACCAGGAGCACCAGCAACAGCAAAGAAGTCAAGAACATCCGACTTATATGCAGTGGGAATCCATGCCATCTCAGTGTTACGAACCAGAGCACCAGCAGTCAGGGTCACACCCTTAGCAAGTGCGGGGAAGCTGTAGTACAGACGGTCAAGATTGACTTGGTTCGCATAAGATTCTGCCTTGTCCAGTTTGAACAGAGAAGAGGAAGAACCGAAGGGTTGACTGGAGAAGTTACCAGAACGCAGACGAGTACGAAGCAGGTCCTTACCAGTGAACGAAGTGTCAAAGTTCAGACGAAGATCGTAGTTGAATGCAGTATTACCAACATTAGTATTATTAGCAAGACGAGCACCTTCTACACCACCAAGAACAAAAGTTGCTTCACCTTTCAGTTTGGTAGTTGTGGAGAACTGAGTTGCTTGGAGTTGACCAACTTGGGTTTCCAGTTTGGCAACACGACCACGAATAACAAGAAGTTCGTCAGCAAACTCTTTTGAGAGGCGAGAAAGTTCATCAGTAACTTCAGTCACACGGTCAAGGCAAGCATTCAGAAGTGCTGCTGCCTCAAAACGGGTCATTGACTTACCACCAAGATAAGTTCCGTTTTCATAACCAGCAACGCAACCATAACGCTCAACGAGATTATTGAGTGCCTGATATGCCCAATCAGTGGGTTTTACATCAGACAGTTGAGTAATGCTTGTGACTTGTTCCGAAGTGGAATATTGGTTGACTGCTGCCATATTAAGGTCTGCGGCATTCGCAGCAACAGGAGCAACCATTCCCATAGCAACAGGTGCAAGCATCAGTTGTTTGAGTTTCATAAATTTGTTTTGATATTTTAGAACTAAAAAACGCCCTGTTTCCAGGACGCAAGCATCATATAACACTTTCTTAAGATTGTCAATTAAATTTAGGTTAAGACTTTAATCCGCTAGGGTCGCTTACCTTACCAAGGTAAGGATCATAATCAGTCAAATCTTTCACATCCATAGACGCACCCATTTGCTGCCACCAGGTCATAATTCCATCATGACTTTGACGATGAAATACATCAACATGCTCTGGATGAATGGATGACCCTAATTGTAGTCGATAAAGAAGTAGAGGAATGGAATAGGTGTTACCAGAATTGTAAATGAGGTCATCAGCAACTGGTCTTGGTTTTACCCCATTATCCAGACGGTACTTATCAACACCTTTGACGTGGTGATAAATCAGTTTTGATGCATGATGTCTAGTAATCATATAACAAGCCGTGGAGAAATCATTTACAAATCTCCTATGCAACTTAACATGAATGTCTCCTGTTTGAATAATTGCTAGTTGCACTACATCCCAATCATAGGGAAGCATAGATGCAAAATCATTCCAAGAAAAATTCCAGTATTGTACTACATCAAGATTACAATCATCTTCCATGATAATTGCATAAGGACTGGTTGAATTATCATACCAATGTTTAATTGCTTTTAAATGTGATGTAATACACCCAACCTCTCCCGAAGACATTGATTCTGGATATCTACCTTTAATAATATCACTTAAATCATCATCTCTACCATCATATGCAGAAATTCTGGTATAATCTTCTATTTCCCAATATTTAAATTGGTCCTCTATATGTTGACGACGATCAGTATCTTCGTCCATATTCAAGTAATAAATGGGTCCAAACCCATTTAACTTATATGCAGATTTATTTTTATCTAATAAAGTACTATGCATGACGTTCAATTACTTTTTCTACACTAGGGATGTAATACTTTTTAAGAACTTCTTTCCAGTCAAACTGTTTTGAATATTCTACAATCTCATTTCTATGAGCAATAGAATATTCTCTGTTTTTAATTATAGCATTCTCAACATAATCAATATCGGTAATCTTTTCTTCTGGAATTACTGTAATAAATTCTTTATCAGTATCAAGATTTGCTTTACCCCATTCACAAACAACTACTCCAAGTCCAGCAGCAAGTGCTTCCATACAAACAAGAGGATGTGCCTCTCCATCTGAAAGAAGAACAAGATTACCATAATCAGTCAATTGATTATAAAGAGTCTCTTTTGACCACTCTCCCAAATAGTTTTTACTAGTATTAAATCTGCTATCAGCGAGATTACCAGCAAACCAAAGACTATCAATTGATTGGAATAAATGTTGTCTTTTTCTATAATCAATCTTTGCAAGATATAAACTTCTATCGGGATATTCTGGAGTATCTTTAAATGTAAACTTATCAGTATTGACCCCATTAGGTGTTATGTAAGTATTCTCTTTTGGAATATCAAACATAACATTATATACTTTCTCAATTCCTGGTGAGAGACAAAATACATTTGGTTTAATCCTCATGAATTCATTGGCAACATTAATGTAACCATTGAACATTTCTTTACGTTCTAGATATCCAAAATGACTTGTAATTGCATTTGGATATTGAATGTAAGGAACAATAGGAATAAATTCATCATAATGCACATGAACAAAGTCTGGTACAAATGCATTAATCCCATTGATAATTTGACGATTATCTTTGGTATTAATAATTTGTACTTCATGACCCAGTTCTTCTAGGGCACATTTAGTATCCCAAACAAGAATCTCAACCGCACCCCAACCAGTTGGAGGGATCGGCATAATTCCAGGACCTATGAGAGTGATTTTCATTTTAATTTTTCGGGGTAATCTGTACAAATACCATAACAATTAGTAACTCTTAGGGTATCCCAAATCATATTATTCCATTCTGGCATAACAATAACAGTATTAGATGTATATGATTTACCAGGATACGCCCAGATATATTTTTTACTGGTGAGAGTATAATCATCCTCTTGATGCCAAAAATAATTGTATCCAGAGGTATTAACTGACATTTCATGAAGAGTATCTAAGTCTTTACAATGAATCCAAAGACTATCAATTCTTGTTGCTAACCACCACCGAGTTACCAGATATTGAGGTTCATCATGACCTAACCATAAAGTATTAGTTGCTTTATGGTATCTTAGATCTATTTCAACATCATAACCCTGTTCTATACATTTGTCAATTTGTTCTGGACTATTTTCAATTGATGGATTTGGTCCATCAATATTAGCACGATGGGCAATTAGTTTCATATCAACCTCTAATACAAGCAGCATCCATAGGACAAGGAGCAAGATCAGAGTGCTCAAACCATTTTAAAAATGATCCCATTTTAAATGCTTCTGGAGATGGTTCCCAAATGTCTTCATAAACATCTTCAATATCATCAAATGCATTGAGTGCCCAAGTAAGATACTTAGGTCCAAAAAATTGAATTGTATCTGGAAATCTAGGATGATGTCCTGGTAGATAGAATTTGTATTTGTCGCAGGTATTAAGATCTGGGAAGTTAAGAAGAACAGTATCATATCTTGCAAGGACAATAAAATCATAGCTGGTATTTGTTTCCTCAGCGTATGATTTGACAATATTTGCAACAGATTTAATGGAATACATTTGGGACATTACATTACTGTAATTTTTAGGATTCCAGTGATTACCACTCTCCCCATACAACTCTCTTGCTGGGTGTTTATTAGTAAACTTTTCATCAATGAATTCTTTTGCTTTTGAGGGTAACTCAAAAGTTTTTGGACTTTCAATACCCAAAATCAATGGTTGATAATTATCAGCAATAATTTTAGGTGCATCTTTAGAAACAGGACACTTGTTTATTTTGGACCATGAGGAATAGTCATACTCTTCAGCATCTTCCTCCCACCACATATGCCCAAATACATCAGTATCATATCGGTCAAGAATTACTTCTTTGTAAGTATCAATAATTTGTTGGTTGTCAACAAATCTAGGTTGCCCAAAAAATGCAAGTGCTACTTTCATCAGACTTCTCCTTTATAATGTTCAAGGAAGTAGTTCAGGTCTTCTGGAGTACCAATACCCCACATACCAGACTTATCGATTTCTTTGATGCGGATTTTTTTACCATCACCAATCGCTTCATTAAATACTGGACAAACATAATATTCATTATTAACACGAATATCTTTGGCAATCATTTGTTCTGCATACTTCACATAGTCAGAACCTTTCTTCCAATAGTAGATACCAACAGTGGCATGTTCAGAAATTGGTTTCTTCTCAGCAACCTCCTCAACATAACCCTCTTCACCAAGTTTAGCATAAGACCACTTAGGATGAGTCGCTGGGAATGTAACAATTCCACCATCAACTTCACCGTTCTGGAATGCATAAAGGGTTTCGTTGCTATCCCATTCCACAAACTGGTCCGAATTTGCCATTACAAGAGGTTCATCATTATTGATAAACTCCTTTGCAAGAAGAGTGGTGCAGCAAGCACCTTCAGTTAGACCATCAACTTGAACAATATTGCATCCAGGAGCAATCAAAGGAAGTAGATAGTTCAGATTATACTTTTCATAATGTTCCTTTTGAACAATAAAAGTATAATTTGCTTTGATGTTCAGGTTCTCAACAACCACTTGGATCATTGGTTTACCTTTAACTTCAATCAAAGGTTTAGGGAAGGTGTAACCCTGACTAGCAAACCTGCTACCAGCACCTGCCATAGGAATAAGAACATTCATTGTTTTACTCTCCCATGCAACTTTTTGTTTTGTACCATTCAGAATTTTTTTAATTCTATCAATCTTTACCTGATTGAGATCTTTACGATCTTCTACAGGAACTAAATGTGCCTTACTGTCAAGAGCACCTTGACGACCAATATGACTATCTTCGACAATCACGGTATCTGCAGGAAGTGCTCCAAGAGCAGTCATACACTTCCAATACATTGCTGGGAATGGTTTGTTGCGAACAACGTCTTCATTAGAGACGTACATATCCACAAATTCCAGAAGTCCAAGACGCAATAGAATAATCTTCACAGTATTCCTAATACTATTAGATGCAACAGCAATCTTATATCCTGCATCTACAAGTTGTTGGAAGTACCCCATCAACTCATAATCCTTTGCAACGCAGTCGTTAAAAATCTTAAGTGTTGCTTCTTGCTTATCTCTCCAAATTGTATCATAAAGATCTACAGGAAGACCTTTATTCTTGGTTAAAAGTTCTAGTTTTGCTTTGGTAGGAAGACCATCATAAATGCTAACATGCTCTTCTCTGCTGATAGCATACTCATCTCCAAGTGCTTGGTTTAATGCTTCATAATGATAATCTTTACTGTCGATTAAGACTCCATCCAAATCAAAGATAACAAGTTTGGTCATTATTTTTTATCTCTCCAAAGTACATAGTGCCAGGGGTTTTTAGTGATGGGAAGATTATGCCTCTTTTGTGCATTAAATCCAATCAAACATTCAGGGTTGATTTCTGCACCCATCTCACATATTTCAACAAAGTTGTCATATACGTCAAAATATTTATCCATTAACTCGGAAGACCCAAACGCAAAATGGTCGTTAATACCATGTTCCACATGTGCCCATTCGTTAAGAACATTCACAGTATTCAAATCATAGTTTGAAATGGGACCAATAGGAGTATAGAAGTATTCGTCAGTTCTCAAACGGACAACACAATCATACTTGAAATCATTTTCTTCCTCATATTTTTTCTTAAGATTATTTGCTTCACTCAGACTATAAAACATTGAGATAATATTATTGACTGGGTGAGGAAATCTAGGGTCTGGATGAATATCTTCTGCTTCAAATTCCTTTGGTTCTTCAAAGACAAGACCTTTAGGTTGCCATTTATCAACCATAAAGTCTTTTAGGTCTGATTCCCAACGACCACGGTCCTTGTATTGATCCCAAAAATAAGTTCCAACCCATGCCTCATCATACCAAATATGAGCAAATACATCAATCTCACAATCTGGGTTTGCTTCCCAAAAAGTTTGACGATGATTTTCATAACACTCCTTCAAATGCCTCGGTTGACCCGAGTAAATCATAGCAATTTTAGACATGATATTTACTATTATCTTTTGCTAGGTGTACAATTTTTGGTTCAAAGGTACATGCTTTGGCAAATACCTCTGGATAAGCAAGACTTGGAGATGCTACAAATACGTCTTCACGATTTTGAATATAAAATTTGTTTAGATGACTCTCATCATGCCAAGTTGCAATAATATTATTTTTATAATCATCATCAATTCTCTGGTCAAGTTCTTTGATCATATCCATAACATATGGCAATTTACCTCCCCAAAGACATCCCTGAACATAAACAGACAAGTCATCAGATTCTGTAACACAAGCTTTGGATAAAGGCGTTACGTCAAATGCACCAGGAAGTTCATCATGAGGTTGCATTTTTAAATAATGACATGGATGATGAACACCAATGTATTTCTTGGTATCATCAAGTAAATCCTCAATGTTGACAGTATCAACAACTCTCATATCTGCATCCAAGAAAATTAACCAATCACAATCTTGAATATCATCAAAACATTTTTGAATCATTTTGAATCTATACAAAGTAATAAATGGCCATTCTAGATGTTCTTGATGATATACAATGGCATTATCTGGAGATTCTGGAATCTCTCCATCCGTAAAAATTATATACTTTTTGTCTACATTTGGCAACAAAAACTTTTCACATCCTTCATACCACGCAGGCAAAA